CGCCTCCTTTCGCGGTCCGTCATTTTCGTAGGCGCAGAACTAGTAATAGGTACTTCGTTCACTTTCTGAAATCCATCCCATGTTTTCGTATTTCCCATGCTTTCTACGGTCGCCTGACCCAAATTGGAATCGTCTTTTTGTCCTATAGAAATATTCTTTGTGTCCCCCCCACTACCAGACGACGATGACCCGCCGCCTAGTCCGAAAAAATTACCGAATCCCGAGAACATTTTCGATTCGCCGCCGCTTTTTGCCGAACTACTACTTTTACCCGCCCCCCCGCCGCCGCCGCCAGAAAGCTCATTCAATTCGCTTTCTAGTCGGTCGAGTTCTCCTAAATCAATATTAATAGAACTGGACGACTTCTGTTTATCATTCATCAAGAATTCGAGTCCACCGCCGAAATTTACAGAAGACGAGGGTCTACCACTATCATCGCCATTGAAATTCATACTAATTGGTTCCAAGTCACTGAGTCCTAAATCGATTACTTCCATATTTATACTTTTATAACACTATTTATTTTTAAGTTCTCCGCGACACTTATTCTTTTTTTATTCGCCAAATACCAAATGCCTTGTAAAAAACAATCGGCTAAATCGTCTTTTTTCTTCGTATTCAATAATTCTATATGACTCTGTAGCCACAAATTCGATTCTAGGATTCCACGACAATAAAATATTCCGTCCTTTTTATGTTTTTTATATTCCGGATTAATTTCGACTTTTTGAGAACTTCCGATGACCGGAGGTATTTGTCCTATAGAATGATTTTGTAAAGGGGCTTCGCCCCCACATTCGATACCCCTCGCTGCTAGGTTCTCGGCATTCTTCTTTTTAGAACCCAATGGGTCAAAGATTTTGAGTTTATTCGCAGAAGAAATGAATTCTATATGACAGACCTCGCCATATTTCATAATAAAATATTGTGCTAGCATACCCTGTACGGTTTTCATCCGGTTTGCAATGGGTGATATTTGGTTCTCAATAATCACATGAGTAATCCCCCTTTCTGAATCGACTTTATCGAGAACTTCTGATAGGAGGCGATTAAGTGCATGTCCTATAGAAATCAAATCAATCGTATTTGACGTGGCGGTTTTGACTTCTTTGATGGATTTGAGGCCGTGGTTCTCAATATAACGTTGAATATCTTCTATAATACCCTTTTTCGTCGAATATTGAGAACCAGTGCCTTGAGAACTGGTCAATTGGTCATATAGGAATTTTAATTCTTCTATCGTTTTTTTCCCCATTTGGGGGGGAGTCGACATTTTTTTATAGGACGAGGTTTTCGCATGTTTTTCGCAGAATGTCTGTATGCCATTTTTATATTTGGCTATTTTACCACATTTATTTTCTGGGATTTGAGAACCAATAGGAGGTACTGATTGATTCGGGATAAAAAAGTTCTCGATGTTTTGTTTCCCTTTTTTCTTTGATTCTTTGATAGGGACAGGATTTTGATTACATAGAATAGAGGATGCCTTTTCTGGTAAAAGATTCAAAACACCCCAATCGAGAACTTTGAATGGGACTTGGTTCTCACATTCGAAAATACAATATGCCATGTTTTTTATACCAATATCGAAACTAATGATTCGTCGCATAGGGTCATATAGAAAATATTTCTATATGACTTTGGAAGTGGAATCACCTATTTCAAATATTCAAGGGTGTAAAAGGTTGGTTAAGTATTATTAGGAAAATATTTCCATACATTTGAATCTGGTTCTTTATATTGGATAATATTATTATCTAATATTCGTATTTCAAATATTATATGTTGTTTTAACCATATTTCTTGTTTTGTTTTTGGTTCATTTAAAGAAAAATGAAGTGTATTATCAACCTTATTTGTATATGTGCCAAAAACAAAATCAAATAAAGGTGTTAATACATTATAATTTCCTTTTGATTTACCTTTATTTAAATGATGCAACGTGTGATACCAAAATAAATATTTATAAATAAAAGACGTAGTATCAGGAACGAAAAACTGCATTGGACTATATATTGTAATATTTTTGTTATTTTTCAATGGTTTATTACATTCTATATAAACATTATGATAATTACTATGTATAGATGACCAACACCAAGAATAAATAAAAATTATTAATGTTGTAATTATCATAATAGTAATAATTGAAAAATTATTTTTAAAATTTGGAAAATAATTCCAAAATAAAAATGCACTAAATAAAATAACAATGCTTATAAATATTATTTCAATATCAAAAAAATTAAAAGGTAGTCCTTCTTCAATATAATCTGGTGGAAGTGTTTGGTCTAAATATGTTTCTTTATGATGTTCTATATGAACATTTTTCATTTTTATTATTTTATTGATTTTTATATTTTCATGCATAAAATAATAATGTAATGTCCATTCAAGAAAAGATAAAACCGAATAAATAAATAAAAAATATACTATAAACAAAAATATTATATTTGTAATATTTGTAATATTTTTCATATATTTTTCATATATAATTTATCGAAAGTAATAAAATGCATCCCCTGCAAAAAACATCGGCTTTCCTCTTATGTCCTATTATCGCTATTTGGGACCGGATTCGAGAACCTAGCGAACATATTCTCGCCATTTTAGTGATGATGGTGGTGATAACAAGCCAAATTTTCTGGTCAAACCCCATAAGGGGGAGTAGGTCACATAGAATAGATTCCTATATGACAAAATTTGCCATCTTGGTATTCATTTTTTACACCTTTGCACGTAAACTTGGTAGCGGGTTCTCGATATTCTGGTGGAAATTTTCCTATATGATAGTTATTGGGATGATGGCTGTTGCTTTTTGGATATCGAATCATTATTCTCTGAAAGGATGGAATAGTCGAGAACATATATTGGCACATAGTATGGTGCATTATTGGGGTTTGATAGGTTCTCTATATGCATTCGCATAGGGTCATATAGAAACATTTCTATATGACTATTACCTAGGAATAACACGGTATATGACTATTACCTAGGAATAACACGGTATATGACTATGAAAACATAAAATCAACTAAAATATAAAATTTATTATTATAAATCGGCATTTTACTTCGTAGTAAATGTAAAAAGGTGTAAAAGATATAAAAATAATATTATTTATGATATATTATGAACAAGTATATCATAAATATTATAAAAAAAGTTTTTCCAAAAGAATTATCAAAACCCATGGGTAGATGGAAAATAGAAAATTGCAATATACAAATGAACAATAAAATAGATTTATCAAATGAAGACCATTGTGGTCCTTGTGGTCAATATGCATTATCAAAAACAGAATTGAAAAATAATCAAAAAACAGAATTGAAAAATAATCAAAAAACAGAATTGAAAAATAATCAAAAAACAGAATTGAAAAATAATCAAAAAACAGATAATTATTTGATAAAAAAATAATTATTTGATAATAGTTGAAATAATACCTTAACAGGTAAGATAAGCGAAATATTTATCTCGTCGAATACTGCATCAATTCACTCTGTGTGATAACCGGTGCTACCTTACGCGCTTCTAATTGTTCCCTTGTCAAATAGAGTTGTTTCATATCGGAATCCTCATACCCCTTCGGTTTCGTCTCCTCTGTAAACGATTGATATGTAAAAGGCGTGGAAAATGGCAGTGGCGTATCCTGATATCTCTTATAATACCCTATATCATTCGCCGCTTCGACATAATCATATCGCATAATATCAGCTGCATTAGCAGTCAAATACCGGCGATACTGCCAATTCGATTGAATACCAGTTTCTTCGATAATTTTCTTATTCACTATAGCAGTAGGTTGATAAGAACATGTGATCGCGCGACCATCGGCCATAAATGGCGGGAAATTGTCATATAGATTATTTGTATGATATCCTTTATATGTAGGGGTCAAAGTATTAACACTATTATTCAACATATTATGTTATATTCCGATATTTTTTATTGGACATTATCCGATAACAATTTTATCAGTTCATTCTTTTTCATCTTTTTGACATCTGTCGCAAGACCCTTTTCTAAAACGAGGGATTTCAAACTAGTCATATCCATTGATTTATATGACTCAACCGAAGGGATATTAGGAGAAGAATCATTTATAGATTCAATCGATTCAATTGTATCGATGGCTTCAATATTTTCTAAAGTAGGTTCCGGAAAATCATTTATTTCATACGTTTGCGGGATTTCTTCGATTTCTATAATATCATCGATATCATCATTATCAATATTGATTTTATTTTCTCCCTCTACTTGACCCTCTTGTTCTTCATCGGAATCTTCGTCATACTCGTCATCATCATTAGAATCAGAATCTTCGTCGTCAGATACCATGATTTTTGGATTAATATTCGGATTCATTCCAAACATAGATGTCATCATAGATGGGTTTAAAAAAGAAAATGGAGACATATTTTGGATAGATGATGATGGTGGCGGCGGCGGTGGAGGTTCTGGCATAGGCGCGGAAAAAGACCGATTTTTTATAATAATTAATTCTTTCACCGTATTATTCAAGATATCCATTATAGTATTCGTTTTACCTTCTAGAATAGATAATCTATCCTTAAAATGATATACCAACATAATAATTAAAATAAAAGTAATGGCTAAACTTATAAAGAAAAATGTTTCAATAAAATTAAAAAACCCCATTTTACTATAAAAAGACAAAAAGAATAATTTAATTCAACGCATAATCCTTTTTTATTCTATATAATATTATACATAATGAATGAAATAAATGAAATAGATAATACACCACCGCCACAATCGCAAAATGATTTTTTTAAAAAAATAAAAGAAAGTAGCACAGGCGTTGTACCAAACTATCAAACCATCCTAATTGTGATTCTTACCATATTTCTTATTCTTGCACTTTTAGGCATAAATGTTTTTATCGCTATAGGAAATTTGTTTCAATCTGCATTCGATGTAATTAAACCGATTACATATAATACTATAAGCGATATAGGTTATACAACCGGTTCTGTGATAAATAGCACATCAAATGTAGCAACAGATACAACAAAGAAAGGATTAGATATTGTAAACGGAACCATACATAATATAGGCAATTTATTAATCGAATCTAGCGATAAGGAAGTAAAGAAAGAAGGACTCACAAATTATTCTCTAATAGAACCAGTGGCATCTACTTCCGAATCATATTCATCCAGATATGTGGCAATAAATAAAGATGCATATTTAACAAATTCTATATATGACCCTACCAAATATGCATCCATCAACTAATTTAGCCAGCAAATAGGAGACTGGAGGGGGCGTTTAGTTTACGTATATTAAAAATATACATAAAATAATAATGGACAAGAGATTATGGCTTTACGTGATTGAATTAGAACAAAACAAATTTTTCCTATATGATACATATTGTTCCAACGAATTCGAAGTATTGGTTATTGCACATATGAAAAACGACTATCTGAAAAAATATAAACCCATCGATATCAAAGAAATAATGATACTAGATGATCATATAGAAATATTATACTATTTGAAAAAATATATGGCGAAATATGGAATAGAATCCGTTCGCGGAGGGTCATATAAAAATGAATTCTTAACTGATGCAGAACAACAATTCCTAGAAAACGAATTATCTATCGAAAACAATTCGACGGAAAACCAAAAAGAAGAAGACTATATAAGGGAAATCGTTTATAAATATGGGTCTAGACATTGGAATCAAATAGAAATCGACGAAGAAGTCAATCATTTAACATCTATGAGAGAGTCATATAGAAAGGATTTGGAAAATATGAATAAAGTGAATTGGATAACAGATTCTATTCTATATGACATAGGGTGGATACGTAAACTAGCTTCTAGTCCAACGTCTTATTTATATGTATATAAATCGTGTCTTCATAATAAATATTACGAAATCATTAAAAATCTGAAAAAGATAACGAAAATATTCTTCGATTACGATTTTGTCATCGATTATGATTCGCCAATCTATTTGAAAAATCCCGAATTTGTATTTGATAATTGTATTTTATCTATTACAAATAGTTACAAAGATAAATTAGAAGAATTATGCGATAAATTCCAATTAATGATAACAACATTAATCAATCGGAAAATGGAATATGAATTTCATATAGATAGTTATGAAAAAGATATTGAATGGAAGATACAACGTTCTATCTATTTTCTAACAAATTATAGCCGAAAAATTCCATTCAAGGGTGTATAATAAAATTGATTTAGATATTAAATAATAATATAATATTAAATAATTAAACACATGGATTTTGATATAAACGCATACTTGGATTCTTTACCGGAAGATACAGATTGTATATACTTAAATAAACGTAATTTAACATTTATACCTTCTTTAGAGAGGTTTAAAAATTTACGAGTATTAAATTGTTTGGATAATTATTTGATATCTTTACCATCTTTAAATGAAAATTTACTAGAATTAAATTGTTCGAATAATCTATTGAGTTCTTTACCATCTTTAAATGAAAAATTACAAAGATTACATTGTTATGGTAATCAATTGAGATCTTTACCATCTTTAAATGAAAATTTACTAGAATTAAATTGTTCGAATAATCATTTGATATCTTTACCATCTTTAAATGAAAATTTACTAGAATTAAATTGTTCGAATAATCAATTGAGATTTTTACCATCTTTAAATGAAAATTTACTAGAATTATATTGTTCGAATAATCATTTGAGAACTTTACAATCTTTAAATGAAAAATTACAAATATTATATTGTAGTAATAATAATTTGAGATCTTTACCATCTTTAAATGAAAATTTAGAAAGATTACATTGTTATGATAATCTATTGAGTTCTTTACCATCTTTAAATGAAAAATTACGAATATTACGTTGTTGTGGTAATCAATTGAGATCGTTACCATCTTTAAATAAAAATTTACTAGAATTAAATTGTTCGAATAATCAATTGAGATTTTTACCATGTTTAAATAAAAAATTACAAATATTAAATTGTTCGAATAATCAATTGATTTCTTTACCATCTTTAAATAAAAAATTAAAACAATTATTTTGTTCGAACAATCAATTGAGATTTTTACCATCTTTAAATAAAAAATTAAGAAGATTTCATTGTTTGGATAATCAATTGAGTTCTTTACCATCTTTAAATAAAAATTTACATGAATTAAATTATTCGAATAATCCGATTTGTGAAATAATAGATAATCCGATTTGTGAAATAATAGATAATACAATGGATATATGTAAAAAACAAATACAAATATTAAATAATTTCCGTTATTTATATTGGTGTTTATACTTCAAAAAACAATTTAAAAATTGGTTATGGGAGAGAATAAGAGAACCTAAAATTATGAAACAATATCATCCAAATTATTTATTTGGAAATTTACGAAAAGATACAGATACAGATACAGATACAGACACAGACACAGATTTGAATAAGTTTTTAGATAACTTGTTATAAAAATGTACGATAGAAATTACACCCTTGAAGAATAGATGCCAGTAATGAATTGAAATACGCCCCTTCGGGGCGTCCCAGAAGTGAAATCTTCACTGGTATAGATAGTAGATTAGTTTTCAGAGAACGTAAATCCATTTGTAGGATTTTGTATTACGGCATAATTTGTAGAAGACGGTATATTTGGTATATCAGCACGTATAGAAGAACCGATTTTTGTAGGATCCGAATTCGCGTTTTGTGTAACATTCGATATTATTCCAGTAACCGTGTTTGAAATTATATTATTATATGACGTGTCTATATTGTTAATATCTAATATATAAGATATTTGAAAATCATATACGTTACCACTCGTTGTTGGTAATGCAATATTTGATATATTAAGAGAACCTACGTATTGTCCTATATAATATGTATTTTTAATTGGATTAATATTCAAACTAACATCAAATATAAGATTCTCTTGATAAATAGGCGTCCCTAAAAATGGCACAATATTTCCATTCACATATGCAGAAAAATTTATATTATTTATATCCAATGTAATATTTGTTTTCGTAGAATATGTTATATTAGAAGAAACATCTATTGCATAATAAAATGCAATAGGAATAGTCATATTAAATGTGCTTGCAGAATATTTCGGACTTACAATATAAAGCGTGGCTATGGTAGATGGATTTGTATCATTTTTTGTAAATGAATTCTCTATCGTTGGGATAGTAATGAATGAAGCAACATCATTATATGACTCTATATACCAATTCGGTGAGGTTATTTCATTTTGCTGTGCATATGACCCCCTATTTGGAATATAGTTATAAAGGGGTACTGATTCGTCTTCATATAAAAGGATTGGCGGTCCAGGAACATCACAAGCAGTAGAAATAGTAGGTATGTTTGGTTTTACACAACCCTTTAATTGGATACTGGGTTTTGTATTATCCACCAATTGACCATTTATATATCTCTTATTGTTTTGTTTGACAATCGTATATGATTCGGTTTGATAATTTCCGCTTACTATTTGACTCCATTTTTGCGATTTTGTTAGACTGTTTGTTTGTGAAGTCTGTGTATTCGAAGAATATTTCAAAATTTCGACTTTACGACGCATATTAAAATCGAATGGCGTATATGGCTTACCTGTTTTTGGATTCACTTTGTTCGTATAAGGATTTACAGGTGTGTATCTTATAGGAGGATTCTGTATTTGAAATAATCGTAAATTTTGTTTTAATACATCACATATATTTGGTGTTGGTGTTGTCATTATATATTATTCAATCAAATAATATATATTATCCAAGGGTTTCTTCAAGGGTTTAATACTTATTATACCAACCATTTGATAAATAAGATGCGGAAGTAAATTTACCTCCACCATTTGCACTCGAGTTCGCATATCCAGTATATAAATTCGTATTTGGTCCTGCATTTACAATACCATTTATATCCACAACAGAAAGTGCATAACTAAAATAACGTAGGTCTGATATAGAACCACCTGTAGGTTTATTATCACATACATGAATACTATCTGAATTTTGTCTAGGTGGTTGAGCTAATACTTTTCTTTGATAAATAGTACCGTTGACATAAATATCAATGTTTTTATTTTGGCAACGTACGACTAAATGAAACCATTTATTAATGGGTATGTTTGAAATATCAATGATTTGTGGGACAGAATTAAGATTAGCATCTGGATTGCCACTTACCGATGTTGTAACTGTATCAATCATGATAGCAATTAAATTAGTAGTAACATTTGATAAGTCGACGTTATTATAACCAGGATAAGGAGTAGTACCAGGAACATATTTTTTATTATTATACACATATACACCAGGACAATTTGTAGTTGAAACGCCATTTGCACCTATATTGCGACTTGCATCTGAATTAAATCCAGAACCTTTAACAAAAACAGTTTGGAATAGATCAGCCTCAGTATTTGGCATAACAGGTTTTAAATTTAACCAACAACACCATGTAAATTCCAATCCTGTCTGTTGATTATTTGACCTCATAATAGGAATATTTGTTAATGATTTTGGCTGGGTATAATCTGTGCCTATCACTACATTATATGCTTTCATATCAGGTATCATACCACTAATGACATATACGCTACTACCTATACTTGTAAAAAATCCGATGATTTGCATTCCTAAATAAAATAAAAATACGAAACCAAATAAAACCAATATTAAAAATAAAAATTTCGCAATCATTCCATTCGCGTTCAAAAATCCACTGCTTGCATTAATGACATTTTTCGACGAATAATCGTTCAATGTATCTCCGACAGATTCTTTCGCACCGTTATATGCATTTGTTGCGGATTCCGTTACATTGCTAATGCCTTCAGATGCTTTTTCTAAAAATGTTTTATTGGCGTCACTCATATTATATATATTATATACTTTTTATACTTTTATTTATGTCTCGTTAAAATATATTATTTTTTAGACCAGCATCACCAGTTTTAGACCATAAATGAAATTTAACACCACCTTTACCAGAAGGCTGTCCATTGCCCTGTAAAAATACACTATATGCTGTTGCAGGGTCAATAGGATGAGGCCATCTCATTAAATTACCTAAAGTTATTATTTGGTCAGTAGAACCATTACCAAAAAACACACCACTATTTACATCAGGTCTAATTATTTGATCATTTGGTTTATTAATAGAACTAGATGTTGTTAGTTTACCGTCTTGATAGATATCTACAAAATTAGAGTCAATGCTTACAATCACATTCGTCCATCGTTGTAGCGGGAAACTAGGATTAATAATAATGGTTTTGATATTTCTACATTGAATATCTACTTTTAATATTGAAGCATCGCCATCATCTAAATATAATCTAAAATTTTTAATACCCTTTTCTTTATTGCCAAAATAAAACAATGTATTATCACCTAATCTCGGTAAAGCATCTATATAAATCCATACACTGTAAGTATATCTAATATTTTGTATATTGCTTGCTTTATTTGTTAAAAAATTTGGATTGGACGATTGTACAGGTTGTGGTTCAGAAACACTTAAATCGACTGTTTTTACTAATATAGGTGTAGTAGTTAAATAAATATAAACATAATATAAAATGACTACTAATAATATTGCTAAAATAACATAAATGATTGGATTCATATATACATTACAACATAAAAAGTTATTCTTTTTATTTTGTAAACATTACGGCATATTCGTTATAAACCGCTTGTTCCAAAGGATGAGGTGTAAAATGGGTTTTCATTCACTAAAATAGTCTAAAATCATTTGATATCATAGTATGACCACTACCACGTGTGAAAGATATGCCATAATGTTTAGTGGCATCCGCGACTGAATTCTGTTTTCCAGCAAAAGATAAATATGCTTTTTGTACAACATTAGGTGTTAATGGTGTGCCAAATGCGGTTAAATTCGCGATAAATACGTCTTGACCAGACCCAAAAGTAATAGCACTGGCATTTGGAGATGCTTTAATAAATCCTGCTGTAGCAGTAGATGTAATCGAAGTACTTTTTACTCCAACAGGTGGAACAGGTGGTTTATATATAACAGAAACATCACCAATAGTAACAGGCAATATAATAGAGCTTGCTAACTTACCATTCAAATATACATCCATGATAGGTGAAGATGCAGTAGAATTATCTAATACAATTGCGATAAAAGCCCAACTTTGAATAGGAAGATTGCTTAATGCTAGTATAACAGTAGATGCAGTAATACTAAGTGAAGAAGTTGTTGGAGTTGGTGTTGTAACTGTTCCATTGTTATAAATCACATATAAATTTTGTCCAGTATTATCTAATGCCCATGAATAAAACCTAGCATCCGCATCTGAACTTAAAGAATTTTTATCACCCTTTAATCCATTTAATGTAAAAATACGGTTTACTATTGATGTTGCACCTGTCGGTGGTGTTGGCAAACTAGTGCTAGGTGAATTCACATACACCCATGCATAAAATGATAAGGTTGGCGAAGTATATATAGTCGAACCTAATGTATTAAAAGTAATATTGGTAGAACTATTCATTAAATAATTAGTCGAATTCGTTAAAGATGTGCCAGGAAGTGAAAATGCATAAGAATATATTAGATATGCAATAATAATACCCACAATTGCTAAAATAATAAATTTATAATCCATATTATAAATTAGTCATATAAAAATTATTTGATACATGTTTTACTATTCAAGTGTCTAGAAAATAGGTATATTTTTTACAACCAAATAGTTATAATTCGTAGCGATTTGTCCACGATTTAAAGGCGTCGGATAATACATGACATTACATACAGACCCATATAGACCATTCCTATTTATCGTATCTAATACCCCCTTTGTTGTTGGCTGCGGTGTGGCTCCATTTATTTCAGGATCATTATTCTTATAAGTCGTTTTATAAAATGAGGATGCATCTGTGCCTATACCCATTATATCATAATTCGAAAACGATGGATTTATAGATAATGGTTTACTTCTTACTAAATGTCCATTAATGAAAATATCCACTATATTTTTATTATATGTAAAAACAATATTATTCCATTTCTGATACGGCATGGTATCTGTATCAATGGTAATCATAGCAGTATTATTTAAATTATCTGTATTATGTGAATCTATATAAATTTTATAATAACCATTCAAATTCGAATCAATCGCATACGTGAGTTGTGGGTGGAAAGAGGTGGAAGACGGCAAACTATTAATACTATTATCTATATAACTATTTGACCCATAATAGAAAATATTCGATTCCGAATCAATCGGTATACGCGATGTATTAGGAGGATTGATAAAGACCCATAAAGAAATAGAAAAATTCGCACGAATATTCGTTAAACTATTATCTCCATATGGATTAAATATTTTATTGCCATCCTTGTCTATCTCAACAGTCATAGTATTCGTCGTCATCGCTTTTACTTTACCGGAATCCAAACCAGTAAATTCATTCAAAAATACTGGGTCGCCCTGTATTTGAACACCGTCACCCTTTATATATGATTTTATAGCAGGCATAGCATAAATAAATATTAATACAAGTATAATCTCAATAATAAATAAGGTAAAGAAAATCTGCGGTGTCGAATAGTAATCACTCAAAACGTATCCTATAAAATCGTTTGCTAAACATGGAATATAAAACATAAAATTTTGAATGAATCCTCCCCAACCTTGGCTACGTTTTAAATTATTCGAAAGCAAATTCTGAACAAGCATAAGTCCAATCAATATAATCAAAAATACGCAAATATTAATCAAATAGGAAACGATTGTACTTTTGCTAATATCAGTAGTTAAATATACATAAATGATTACTATAAAACTCAAAATTCCAATGATTGGATATAAAGTTTCTTTCGTTATTTTTCCACCAATTAAAAGGAAAAATCCCAATAAAAGCGGTATAACGGCGCCTATCCCATAAATATATGTTCTCGATAGTAATGCTTTTGGGTCGGTTGAAGCTAAATAGATAGAATAAATACTTATACCTAAAAATAAAACAATGCCAATGATTTTCAATTTATTTTCATTTATTTCAGATAAAAGTTCTGTTAATGTAATATTCATTATATGTTATGGATATATTTACTTCAAATCGTCACCGATATCTATGTGTTATAAGTTCTCCATCGTCGTTTTTTCGCCATGGCATTCGCGACATAATGCAACTAAATTATCTATATGATTACTTCCGCCATATTCCAATCGGATTTTATGGTCGACTTCGAACCAAGCAGTCAACTGTTTTTGACAATTCCCACAATGCCAGTTTTGCCTCGATGCGACGAATTTTTTCTTCGTTTCACTTACAGACCGTTTTGTCGCTTTTGTTCCCGATGTCATCATTTTCTTTTCATATGGCGATATAGGAGTAGAAAGGGTATTCAATGGCAATATAGGATATTGTGTAGTATTCGATTCTGCGCCAAAATTCTGTTTTGATGTGAAATCTAATATAGGGGATATAATATTAGACGTGTTTTTATCAATAGGTAAATATTTGATATATTCATTCGATGCCATTATCATTTGATTCGCTTTGAGTGGATTATGTTTAATTAACCAATATAAGAAAAACGAGCCAACTACGACCGCGGCCATTTGATAATATTTCTTCCATTTGAATAATAGTTTGGTATATTTACCATCTGTATAAATATGTGCGATGATAAATGCGGTAATAATGAAAAGTATGATTTCTATACGCATTTTCTATAATAGTGTCATATAAAAATCATCTATTCTGCTATTTATCGGTATAATATAAAATGAAAAAAAAGCATATCATTAAAAATGCGAGAAGGATATATTTCTTCTGAATTTTGAATTTTTCCGATAGTGAAATTTGTTTTGGTCTATATTCTGCTAGATATTTTTCTATTGCGGCGTCGTATGATATCTCCTCTTTACCTGTCATATAGTTGATTCGATTATGTATAAAATATACCCAGTGGATGAAGGAATCGCGGTTTGTCAAATAGGGTGTTACTGGATATTTATCTAAATACTCACTAAATTTATTCCCGATTTCCGTTGAGGGGATGAAAATCGGCATATTTTGTATGAGGTCGTAATATTTCCGCTTTATCGCGTCATTCGGGTGTTTGGGGTATGTCATGGCGATTGTCATGAGGAAAAACCAATAATGTGGACCCCAAGTATTTGGGTCGTAATGCATTGAATATAATTAAAAATGATATAAAATTATTTATGATATAGACTTAATTGAATGATAAAAGACGATAATTATAAAGAGAGGCCTATTATTTATGGGAATAAAGTAAATGGGTCATGTAATAATTGTGGTAAATACGGGCATATGTTTTATCAATGTAAAATGCCGATTACAAGTATTGGTATTATCGTTTTTCGAAAACATAATGACCAAATCCAATATTTGATGATAAAAAGGAAAGATACTTTAGGATTTATCGAATTCGTGCGAGGTAAATATTCGATTTATAATAAAAAATATATTTTAAATTTGCTAAACGAGATGACGATCGACGAAAAGAAACGGTTGAGAACCGAATCGTTCCAAGTCTTATGGGATAATATATGGTGTATATCGGATATGTCATATAAAAGGGAAAATATTCAATATAAGAACGAGGAATCTATATCTTATGAAAAATACAATGCACTCAAGAGTGGCATTGTATTGCAAAATGAATCGGTTGATGATATTTATACTCTGGATAGTCTATTGATGGAAAGTGAATCGGCTAATACGATTCAATGGGAAGAACCCGAATGGGGGTTTCCAAAGGGAAAACGGAATACGAATGAGAAGGATTATGATTGTGCATTACGCGAATTTTACGAGGAGACTGGTTATGATAAGAAATATTTGAAACTAATTGACAATATATTACCATTCGAAGAAATATTTATGGGGTCGAATTATAAGTCATATAAGCATAAATATTATTTAATGTATATGGAGGAGGAAGTCGGAATTAATCATGAATATGATAATTTCGAAGTGAGTAAAATAGAATGGAAAAGTTACGAAGAATGTATGGATTGTATTCGATATTATAATTTAGAAAAGAAACGTATAATTGATAATATTCATCATACACTTTTAGAATATAGTGTCATATAAAAGATATTTTACCATTATATATAGATTATATAATGGAAATTATAAATAATAATACAAAGAAAAAAAGATGTAAAAATGGACAACAACGAGACCCGAATACTGGAGAATGTATAGCTAAAAATAAGACGATTAAGGTATCTACGCCAGTAATAGTGCCTCCTGTTCGCCCTGTTGTCCTAATAGGTAAAAATAATAAAACGAAATGCAAAAAGGGGCAAAGATGGGATAATAAAACGAAAAGGTGTTTGGAAATGACGAAAGAAATGAAGGAATATAAACATATATTACGTAAAAATCAACGACTAAAAAAAAAGGGGTTATCTCTTCTAGTATTGCCGCCTTATCCTATAAAAGATTATGAAACACCCAAAGAAAAAAATACATCAAAGTCTGAAGAATCCTCGGTTCCACCGAGCCCTTTGTCCACTCCCAACGAACCAAGCCCCGAATCCTC